AAAAGGGGTGGGAAACATTTCCCACCCTATCAATCTACCTATTTTCACATTTATTTGCCATTCATTTCTTTATTCAACACGAGTCTATCATCCAATACAAACGGCAATACAACAATTTCTAAATTTGCCGCTGCCTTTTCTGCCTGTTCTTTTTTACTATAAACCCCGGCGATATAAAAACTATTTTCGTTATCCACATAAATTTTATTTTCAATCTGTTTTATTGCCAGAACAATCCATATTTTCATTGAAACCACTCCATTATATTATATTTTAACTTCTTTATAATCCGTTTTACAAATCAACTTCATCCCATCTTTCTCATAATAATAATTATTTTTTTCATCAACTTCCAGTGTAAACCAACTTCCGGTTAAAACGATTGCCATTTTCAAAAGGGCTACCCTATCTCTATAATTATTTAATTCTATTTTCATTCTTTCCAATTTTATATCTAACCATTCTTTTGTTTTTTTAATTTTTTTAGAAAAATCAATATTTTCAAATTTAGCCTCATTTTCTATTTCATCATACACTACTTTTAAAAATTCCATGGCCGCTGTTAACTTTTTTCCGCTATCTATACGTTCTAACATCTGACTGATAGGAGGTAAACTGCTAATCCCGGCAAAATAAAATTTCAAAATTCTTGTAGTATATACATCACCGGTTGAATATATTTCCCGACTAACACCGCTATATACACCCTCTTTACTTATGCCGTGCTCTTCCAGTAAATCAATCTGAGCTCTGGTTAATTCTTTAAACACACCTTCCTTTTTTAAATGTGATACAATTTTTATATCCTTTAAATGGTCATTCAGTATTTTCTGTCTGCATTCCAATTCCAACATCCGTTTATGAATATCAAATACCATCTCGATATGTAACAACTCGTCAATATACATTTGATTGATTAAAGGGTATTCGGTTAAATCGATTGTAAAACGATTATATTTTTCATTATCAATTAATTCTGCAATATGCGGTGAAACAGAATAATATTGAATTCCGTCCTTTCTAATATAATATGGATATCCAAGAGATTTAGAAGTTATTTTCTTATTTGGAACCAAACACATAATCCTTTTCATATTCAAATTACCATCTTTAATTAACGTGTAATTTCTAAATATATGACATTCATACAACTCAAAAAGACCCACCTTTTTTGCCTGTTTGGGATTTAATTTAACATGCCCGGGGATCTTTACTCGTAATGACATATTTAAAAATTCTTTATTCCATACAATGGCATCAAATTTATCTCGAATTTCTTCATCGGTAGGAATAAACACATCAAATTTATCTTCTGTCTTTTTTCCAATCCTTTTATATTCCTGTAAATCTTTATGAAACGGAACCCATAATGCATTAATATTTTTTAATCTATCTAAAATATCCATTACACACAATGCGTCTTTTCGAGGAATATAATCTACCGGTGCAATACCATCCTGAAATCGTTCTTTAGGGACAAATAGAGACGTTTTAAGATTTTTGGTATGATTAGCCCTTTCATCATAAGTAAATGCCTTAATATGGCTGTCAATCAATCCTTTATCTTTTATATTTTTCACCAGAACGTCAAGAGATTCTTTATATTTATTATTGTAATACATATTATACGTATATGCATACAGGAAATTATTTATTGTAGATTGACGTGAAATATCATTAATATCATTGATATTATAATACTCGTTATTGATAAAAAAATTGTCTTTTTCCAACAGTATAAAGAATTGATTTTTTTCTTTATTTATAGAATTAAGATCTAAAAAATTCTCCCTATATGTTGTGAAATTTCTATTCAAATAGATAATTTTACTATTACCTGAATTAACATATACAGGTTCATATATATTCTCTTTAATCTTTTCATGATTCAATCGAAATGTATCAAAATATTGATTTATTTTATCGCTGTGAATGAACGTTCCGTATTGTGTCATATTTGCAATATCAGTCAACAACTGTGCATTGTAATAATTTCCATATCCAATTGTATTGAATGCTGCTAATTTATTTCCCAGAAAACTTTTCATTTCCTCAATTTCTACAAATATTCTTCTCTTTTCTTCATTATCTGACCATGGAACTACCGGATTCCCGTCTGTAAATAATGTAATACTTACAGGTATATCAATAGAATTTAATTCTTTTAATACAATATTAATCTCTTTTAAAATATCTGAAAAACATGTAGTAGAAACAACCGAACGTAGAGAATCTAAAATATTTCTCATCTGATCAAATCTCCTGGCCGCTTTTAGAGGAACTCTGAATTCCCCCGGACCGGAAAACCATCCAATAGTAGTCAAGTCATTTTCATCCGTACAGTCAATTGTTTTATGGATATTATCAATTAATTCATCAATATCGTAATACATACTACCGGAACGATCTATAATATGAATATGATGAACGGAATCATATTCTTTTCTTACATATTCTGAATTTGGCTTATAATTAACAACAACTACATTTTTTACGTCACCGTTTAAATTAACTTGAAATTTTTGAAAATTACTCATTATATTTCTCCTTTATTAAATTGCGTTATATTCACATAAAATGCATTATATTCACACCATTCTATAAATCCATCTCTATTTAAATTTATATCATAATCATCATCCCCTTTATAAATAACCACATGTCGATACTCATCATTGAAAATAATTGAAAAATCATATCCGTTTTCAAATTTTGAAATTGGAGGAATAAAATTAATATTTAGTTCATGCGTGATAATTGTTCCATCTATAAATTTAAATGGAATTTGATATTCCTCTATCCATTTTAAAAATTTGCTTCTAATTATTCCTAATTTTCTTTTATTATTATTAAAAATTAATCCAACTCCACGTATATTAAAAAAATATTTACCTATATTTTTATCCAGTTTCAGTTCTGAAGTGCGAATTATATCAACATATTCAATTTTTTTTAATATATTTGAAGATATTATCTTTAATTGTTTATTTTGAAAATATTTAAAATCTTTCATTATTTATCCCCTTTAAATTATATCATAATCTTTATTTAATTTTTTAACTAATTCTTTTTGATCATCATTTAAAAAATCATCAATCATATCTTTAAAATCATATCCAACAATTTCTATATTTTTTATCACATAGAGCTTCTTAATTTTAAAAAACCATTTAATTTTATACCGTTTATATTTTTCACATTTTATCAAAAATAATTTTTTATCAATAAAGTCATCACAAACAAAAAATAAATGAAGTATTAATGTATTAACAACAAGAGGTTCATAAATTCGTATATCATTTATTTCTATTTTCCCTATAAATTTCATACTTTCAGTTTTATATGATATATTGTTATAAACAAATTCTACTTTAACACTCTTATCATTTTCTATCTCTAAACATTTTTCTATTTTTATATTTTTCATTAGCATTCCATTAAATTACATTATTTAAACCTCTAATAAATCATAACACATTTCATAATATTTTTTTATATTTTTAGAAAAAATTTTTATTATGTTATTTTTCTATATATTTATGAGTAGAAATATTTTAATAACAGGCGGTGCCGGTTATGTCGGCGGAGCGATTACGGATTATTACCTGAATTGTTTTTCTCAAAATAATATTAACATTTATGTTTATGACGTTATTCTTTATGAAGAAAGTTATCGGAAAAAAATAAATTTTATTTATGGTGATATAAGAAATACAGATTATCTTCTGGAAATTTGTAATAAATATCAAATTGATACGGTAATATGGTTAGCAGCTATTGTAGGAGATGAAGCCTGTAATATCAATATGTTATTAACCAGAGAAATAAATGTAGATAGTTTAAAAAAATTCTCTGATAAATTTGAAGGTAAAATTATATTTACAAGTTCAGCTTCTACGTATGGAATTCAAGAAAATAATGAATTATTAACAGAAAAAGATAAAACCGATCCCGTATCTTTATACGGACATACAAAATTAGAATGCGAAAATATTTTAAAAAATAAAAATGCTATTATATTTAGAATGGGAACCCTCTTCGGATTGGGCGATACCTATTCGAGAATTCGATTCGATCTGGTAATAAATAAATTAGTATTGAATGCTATACGAGACAAACATTTAGTCATCTATGGCGGCGATCAATACAGACCGTTTTTACATGTAAAAGATGCGGCAAAAATAATACTCACATCCTCTTTTACAAATCATATCGGTATATTCAATATCTGTTATTGTAATGAAAAAATTAAAAATTTAGTCCCTTTATTGAAAAAACACTTTAGCGATATTAAAATTGAAATTCAAGCTATGGATTTTAAAGATACCAGGAATTATATGATAGATAACCAAAAAGCAAAGAAAAAATTATTATTCAATCCAAAAAATAATATTGAAATTGGTATTTTAGAAATGAAAAAATTATTGGAAAAAAAAAGAATTAAAAATTTGAATAATATTCGATATAGTAATTTTCTTTATCTCGATAAAGAGATAAATAGCATTATTTGAAATTTTATACACGACGGGAAAATCCAGTTTCCGGATCTATTAACCATAAACAAAATCCATTTCTAAATGGTTCAATCCCCAATTGAACTTTATTACCTTCTGATGTTTCAATATTATACAAATCAATTTGTTCTTCATGACTAAATCCAAATTGATTAATATGATCAGTATCTATTTTTTTTATTGTGGAAATATCAATATCAGTTCTTCCACAATAAAATAAACCCATTTTTAAAGCTTCTTTTTTGGAAAAAAATGTAGTACTCATTATAATCGCCTTTTAATAATCTTCAATTTTCACTTCTTTGTCAAATACAATAGAAACAACATTTTCCTGAAAGGAATACAGTCCATAAAAATGAGGAATTTCTACAATCGCCTCTAATGCCTCTTTATCAAAAGTTCCCCCCCTCAACAAGAATAATCAATATTTCATCAAAATCTTTACTAAATTTTCTTATATCGATATACCCTTTATTTTTTTTACCACATTCATTATTTTTTCCGGTATTTCCATTTTATTTCTCCCTTTTAAAATATTTTCTTCCCCAATATCCACCAATATTTCTATCTTGATAATATTTTTTTCGATAATAGTTCCAGATTTCTTTTACATCATTTCTGTATATTTCTTCGTATTTATATTTAATACCGCCCAAATGCACCAACAAATAACACGCATCATGCAATCCATAATAAAATAATTCTCTCAATGTTCTTGGATTCTCATAATTCAATAATCTTAATTTATGCCCTTTATGACAATAGACACGTGTATGTCCGGTAGCAGTCATACATATATCACAAACCCTCAAATCTTTTTGAAAAATTGAATTTAGAGGAATATCCAGTAATTTCTCATAATTTTTTTCTTTTAATAATTTTTCAACTTCTTTTTTCATCGCTGTACACTAATTGCATTACATCTATAAAAATTTCCTCTATTTATAACTTATGAATATCAATATTATGATATTCATAAAAATCATCATAAAAAAACCATCCACAAATTGGACAATAACTACCATCTTCCAATTCATAACTATAACCGCTCCAACTACATCCTTTACAATAAATCATTTTAACACCCTTTTCTTTTTATAGTTATAAAATACAGGAAAACTCCAACCTCTTGCGGGATTTTCATTCCATCCCACCAATTTACCGTTTCCTAATTCCCAATAAACCATAACATTTTTATGAATGCCCGGCCATGGAATTACCCGTGCATCTATTTCATGGATAACTTCAACTTCCAGATACTTAGCAGCGGGAACATCCATAAATTCAATAAAGAATTCCTGTGGAACCACATCTTTTAATCGCTTTGTTTTTTGAGTTTCTTTCAGTTGCATTTCTTTAAACTCGTCAAAAGATAAACCCTCATCCTCATCACCATATCTTGTAACGCTATCCCAATATTCATCATACGTCAAATCCTCTAAATCCTCTAATTTTAATTGTTTCATTTTAATACCTCCATATACTATATTATAATATAAAAAAATATTTTTGTCAACTGAAAAATAAAAATAATTTTAAAAAATTATTATTTTAAAAATTTTGAAAGATAATCGAAAATTTTAATTTTTAATTCTACATTTACAGCTTCATAGGTATAACCATTTTTATCTATTTTTGAAAATTTATTTTTTTCTTTACTAAAAAAACTTTCAATATTACTTTTATATTTTTTAAACCCCTCTATCCATTCTCTATTATTATTTATATCAATGAAATTAACAAAAAAATCTTCAACTGATTTATATGTTTTCCCCTTTATTTTTATATTTCCTTTTAAATTTCCAACGATAGCATATATTTGAATTTCTAACATATTCTTAAAAATTTTCCAGGTTAGCCCTTTTGATAATACATTATCAATTAATTTTTCTAAATTCTTAATATCAATAGTATGAATATAAACATCTTCTATATTATCAGACACTTTTCCTTTTATTATAATCTCATTAATATCTTTATTTTTTCCGGCTGATAATAATTTTAATTGAGATTCAAAATTATTGTCACTCATACTCCCACCACCGGATTTATACATCAATTCACCCCAGTTTCCTTCAATCAACCATAACATAGCCGATTTGATTTGTTTTATAGTAGGTTGATACTTTTTATCTTTTTTATATTTTCTTATCTCATTTGTTAAAATATCAACAATATCACTATTATTATTTTTTAAAGCGGATTCGAGATATGTTTTATTTAAATATAAATTTCTTTCTATTTTTATCCATTCATATACATTTTTATTTTCATTAAATAATTTTTTAAATCTACCCATTTTAAATATCATTCCCATAAATATCATAGTGCTCTATAAAATATTTAAATTGCAAAATCAAATCTATATCCATATTTTGATAAATATATATACCCTTTTTGAATATTGTCTTCAATAATGTAAATGATTCCTCAACTCGAATATATTCTTTAAAACATTTAACGGATACAGTTTTTTTAGTATCATCATTAAAATGTATAATACCTTTATTATTTTTAGTATTTAAACGTAAATAATTTTGTAATTTTAAAATTTCATTCTCTTCGGCTTTATTATTAGAAAAATTTTTATATATTTCTTTTAATCTTCCCATTTAATAGCCATCCCTTGAATATTTCCATTGGGAATGCATACCCCGGATCTATTTTTCTTCCAGGTGAAATATCGCTGTGGCCTATAATATCAATTATTTTATATTCATTTAATAATAACTTTGTTATTTCTACCCCTCTTTCAATTTGGATATTTGTGAATTTTTGCCAGAAAGTAACATCATAATTTCTCATTCCATTTTCATCTTTAAATTTTCTCGAATCCGTAAAAATATAAATATCTTTCCATTCAAATTTATGCCACCATTCATCTTTATAAATATTATTTCCCACGTCTTTTAATTTCCCAGCATTAACAAATTCAATTCCTATTGAATAATTATTTAAATATTTTTTTCCTTCCCATTCGGATTTTCCAGCGTGCCAGGCAATATAATTAAAAGGGACCATCTGGACTATAGTACCATCTCTATCAATTATAATATGTGCTGAAACTTTACTATTATCATCTAAAAATGTATTTACCGCGCCTTCTAGTGTAGTGCCACCCGTAAAATGCATTACTAAATATTGCAAATTTCCAGGTTTAAACTCTTTCTTAAAATTAGGAGATTCAATATATTTTATGTCATCATCCTGTAAAATATGATTTATAATTTTCATCTTATTTCAATTACGATCTAACATTTCGTCTTTATAAGCAATGAACCTCTGATTCTGTTCTATTGTGATTTCATCACCTAAGAGTTGAATCAATTCGATTTCAGCATCCAGGTTTTGTCGGGCTACTAAATTTTCTTTTATTATCCATTTAAATTTCATTTTTGTTCTTAATCATCAACTTGAATATCCATAAAACTCTCAATGATATTATCCATTTTATCCATCTTTTCTACAATTTTTACAGTATTTATCATTCCCATTTAAAACCATTTTTCTCAACTTATTATACTTTTCCCCATTGAAAATCTCATCAAAAGACTCTTTTTTCACATTACCCATATTAACATGATTCCAACAACAGGGAACTACTTTTCCTGTTACACTAACAAAGAAATATCTATCAATATAATGACAACTGGTAATATCAACTTTTCTATTTATGTTTTGAGAATCGGTATCGGGATTGAAAATATAAAAACTAACACCATTATCTTTTGCATAATTTTTATATTCTTTTATTTTTTCCCTGATATTATCATCAATTTTTAAAACCAGATTATCTGTATACATATCTTTTAACGTAGGTGTTAAACCGATACAGGCAACATGAGAACCTGACACTTTTCCCATATCAATAAATTCAGGAATCTCTTCAAAATTATATCGATTAATCACAAAAGATAAATCGATTTTACCTTTGAATCCCCTGGATTTCAATGAATTTATATTCGATAAAACCCGTTTAAGTCCATTTTTGCCCATTAATTTTTTATATGTCTCATTATTTAGTGAATTTAACGATATTGTCAAATTTATCACAGTAGAATCGATTAAATCATCAAAATATTTATCGATTAAAATACCATTTGTAGATACTCTTACATTTTTACCTTTTTCTTTAAAGTACTTGATAAATTTTGGAAACTCAGGATGAGTCATAACTTCCCCATAGCCGGATATATCAATATATGAATGGATATGATCTCCTTCTACAGAGTCTATCATTTTTTCAAAACCTTTAATATCATCGAAATTTAATACCTTTTTTCTTTTTAGATTTCGATTATCACAAAATACACATTGTAAATTACAAAATTGTGTTAATTCTAAAAACAATATTTTAATTTTATTCATATTTCTCTCCTATCATTATAATCGACTATACTAAAATACCCAAAACAATATCCTTTAGTTTCATTGAATTCATTTATATTAATCATAAATTCTCTATTTAAATTATGAATTGTTTCTTTATGTATTATATTCTTTTTATTTTCATAATCCTTTTTCATATTCATTATTATATATCTATTTTTTTATTATTTTCTAATTTTAACACATTCTGTATTTTTCTTGATAATAAACAATTGTCATTCATAATATTTTCATGGTTGATTCGATTACAATATTCCCCACTCAATTTATAACCACCATACCAATGTATTCCTATAGTTTTGTCAGTAGTGTAATCTTTTCCATTTTCCATATATAACTCTTTAATTCGAGACAATGGATAAAAATTATAAAATAAATCTTTCTCAATATTGAAAATATTCAAATCTCTAAATCTATTTTTTATAATGCCAATATCTGGAAATTCTCTATTTAACAATACCACACCCAGACTCTGATAATTATTAAAATCTATTTTTACCTTTTTTATCTTTTCCCGGATATAACTAAAATACTCATTATTATTTCCACCACTCAGCATAAATCCAATTGTGTGATATGTTTCTGCATTTTTCTCAATTTCACATATCTGAATGCCCGTATCAAGATTTTCATTACCGGGCGTATTGAAAATACACTCATTCATGGATTTAATAAAAATTATATCCATATCCGCCCATACACCGGAATTTATTGATAATAATTTCCATCGTAACAAATCGGATTTAAACACCTCCGGGTAATGTTTAAATTTATCATCATTTATCCTGATAAATCGAATATTTTTTATATTTTTCAACTCTGAAAAATAATTATTTTTATTTTCAATTTCAAATTTATGTTCATCCGATTTCCAGGTTATTTCACTGGAACTATTTTTAGTATAAAAATAATTTATTTTCCAATCCGGGTTTAAAATACTGAATGTTTTAATCGTTAAGAATCTTAAATAAGGTAATGTTTTATTCCCCCAATAAAAATTAATCGTTTTATCTATTTTTTTCAAATGCCATTGTTCATTCTTTTTTGGTTCTTGTTTAATTTTAAAATTTTTTTTTAATTTAACCGATTTCTCATTTTTTATGATGTTATAAGATTTTCTTATATCCACTACAGACCACACACCCAATGATTTATCTTTGCAATCACTGCCATCAGTATCAATTTGTGTGCATCTTTCATGTATCATATAAATAGGATCTCTTAAATTTATAGGAGACTTTACAAGATTAATCGTTCGCCATGAAATTCCTTTATTTAAATCAATATCCTTTTTATTCTGTCTGTCATGGCGTATAAATGTAGTTGTTAATAAATATTTACAACTACTATTAGCAATCCTGTATAAGAACGCGACAATGGAATTAAAACTATAATGAACCAATAAATCTCGACATATAACCAGGTCATAATTAAAATCATCAAAGTTCATTTTCATTATATCGAGAGCGTAAAATTCATAGTCTGGAAAATTTATTTTATTCTTTTCAATCAAATCATCAACAATATCAACACCTGTATATTTTATTCCGGGCAATTGATATAAAACATGTTTCATCCAGTTTAAATCTCCACACCCCATATCAAGAATACTCTTTATTTCATAATTTTTTACTAAATGAGGAATCCTGTTTATAATTCTTTTTGTCTGGTCCAGATCACTCCCCTTACCACTCTTAGATTCTTTACCACCCCATATATTATTATTATAAATTTTTGTATATAACTCTTTCTCTTCGTTCAAATTTATGTCTCCCTTATTCTTTTCCCATGTTTCAAAAGTAATATTCTTCATTTTAAAAAAATTCCCCGGATTATATTTCCATCTTATATATTCTATATAATCCAACCCCTTTTTATCATTTTTAATTTTTATCATATTTTTAACAAGATTTTCGGGGTATCCGGTTTCTTTTAGTCTTTTTGACATATTATCATCGTGTCTACGGAACCAGCCTAGATTTTTATCCAGAAATGCTAATTTCCCATTGGCAAAAACAAACCGGATTACCTGTTCATAATCCTCACACGGCTCATGAATATACCATTCACCGGCTTTAATCCTGATACTATCCCTGAATAACCAGATACAGCCTAAAACGTAATTGACAAAAATTTTATTTTCACTCCATTCCTGATTCACTTCTTCTTTCAAATTTTTAATTTTCAAGACATTTAATCCGGTCCTGTCCACAATGCGAATATCCATATTGGAATAAACCATATCGATATCAGGATTTCCATCCAGGAACTTATTCAATTCAAAAAATGCATTTTCATTTAAATAATTATCAGATGCCCACCAGGTTATTTTCGGACATCTTGTAGTTTCGTTATTAATAGTTAAACCTTTATTTAATGCGGCCCCTGTTCCGGGTAACATCTCTTTATCGATGGTCACTTTCGGATAAATAGAATCTTTATATTTTTCTTTATACCGTTTCAAAATGGCATTGGTATTATCAATAGAATTATTATCTATGACAATTAAATGGAAATTTTTAAAAGTTTGATTTAATACTGAATCTAATGACTCTTCTAAAAATTTATCCTGATTCTTTGTTGGTACAACACAACATATTTCGTAATTCATAATTATATATCTAATTTCTCTTTAATAGCATAATTTAATACTATCAAAGATAACAGATATGTCGTATCGTATTGATAAGTTTCATCATTTGATTTTATTTCGACTAAATTATCAACATCCTCAACGAATAACAATACGGTTGTTTTAATCAGCTCCATATTTTCAATTTTTTTATTCAATTCGTGTATTATTCCCTTTTCTATTGGATTTTTTATCATATCGTGAACCGCCTCTCTTATAAAATAAGAGAGATTTTTATACCTACTATCTTTTTTAATTCTTTCTTTTAATTCTTTCTTTATCCAGTAATTGGCTCTTTTTGTACTCTTTTTCATTTATATTCTAACTCCTATAATATATGGGCCTATCAGGACTCGAACCTGAAACCAACCGGTTATGAGCCGGTAGCTCTCCAATTAAGCTATAGGCCCTTTATATATTATATCATACTTTCTTATATTTTTCAACTAATAATTTATTCTTTATTCATATTTCAATAAGTATTCGGGATTAATCACTTTAAAAGATAATAATTTATTTCCATCCTTAACATATCTAACAACAAATCCTTCATTTTTAATTTTAGGATTCAAATAACTCACTCCTTTTGAATACTCAATTAAATTTTCAATGTTCTCCGATAAGAAGAATTCTCCATAATATGGAACAAATGTTAAACCGTGTTTATCACAAAATTCTTTTATCTCAACGTAATTATAATGATATTCATTACCACTACGAATTTCGATAATATTGAAAATGAATAATTTCGGACCTGAAAACCCATATCGATTATCCTGTACACCAGGCGCGCATTGCTCCCCCTGAATTATCATTTCATTTTTTTGTAAATTCAGAATTTCTTTAATATTATACATTCTTGCAATCTTCCAATATAACGAATTATCTTCTTTTTTCAACCAGATATTCCGGGAACAAACACCAAAATATTTCTGTTTAAAAAAGAAAAATCTTTTTCTATATTTCGTAAAAAATGTAACAGATTGACCATCAATTTTTTCTGTAACATGAAATTTCTTATCCTTAAATTCATTGTAAATAGATTTATAATTCATATTTTGAATTCTATTTTCATCTGTTTTTCTAACAAATGTAGGCCAACGGCCTTTTATCGATTTGAATCCAAAATATTTCCGAAGAAATCCTCTTTTTTTCTGTTCTATTGTTAATAATTCATTTCTTTCTGTAGGAGTTAAATATTTTTTCACTTCCAATATTTCAGTTACAACCATCCCAACTTTTAATTTTTCACCTTCTAATTTTTTAAAAGTATTAATGGGCATACATAAACCCTGAGAAATTACTTTTTTTAATTTGATAGTTTTTACTCTGAATTTTCTTTCCCGCATAAATTCAGACCATTCTTTCTCTGGAAGTAAAGAATCAATTTCAAAATATACACATAAATCATTCACCTTGAATTCATTTTTCCTGACAACAAATTCCCATTCTAAATTATGTAATTTCGCTTTTTCTATAAAATCCGCACCTTCAATTGATTCTAATTTTTCAATCAATTGAATTGTAACTAAATTTCTATTTGTATCCATTTTTAATCTCCTATAATATCAAAATAAAATCCGGAACTTTCATCATCATTAATAGTATCCCACATATCTTCTAACATTTGTTTTTCAATTAATTCATCTCTTTCTTTTAATAATTTTAGATAATTTATAGAATTAAAAATATCTTTTAATGGATAATTATTTAAAAGATATTTGATTTTCTCTATCACTTTTTCATCTTTCAATAATTCATTCATGATAACCTCCATATACTATTATAATATAAAAAAATATTTTTGTCAACTATTTTAAAACATTTTTTATTTTTTTCTATATAAACCATGCCAACATATGAATTTGAATGCAAAAATGAAAAATGCAGAAATATCGAAGAAATTTTTCTAAAACATATTATCACCGATACGGAAAAAATTAGAAATTGTGAATCCTGTAATAGTGAAATGGAACTGATAATTTTTTCTCCAAATTGGAAAATTAACGATCAAGACCATGGCTGGTATATTCAAGACCCTGGATTTAATAATGAAAAACCCGAATACAATTTTCATATAAAACAACGTAAAATAAATAATTATTAAAAATACATTCTCACCCCATTTATTTCATTTTTTCTTCATGGGGAAACGACTTCCGCATATATATTATTTTTTTTTCTTTATTTATATCAATATGATATGGTAACTCCCAATCATCTTTATTTTCAATCTTATTTCCAGTTACTTTTAATAAAACTTCTAATTGTTCAAACGCATCTTCAACACCATCCCGATAACCGGATACCTCAATCGCTGAAAATGCATTTGAAAATGCATTTTTTAATTTTCTAACTTCTTTTGCCAACATATACATTCTTTCATATTCATTCCTGGTATCCTTGTAATCCTGAATGCCGCCCTTACCGCTACATTCTTTACATCCCTTTCCAGAACATAAAGGACATGGTAAATGTCCATTTCTAAACAAATATTTTTCGCTTTCATCCATTCTCTGAAAAAACTCAAGTTCTTTCTCTGTTTGTGGGAATGGACATGTTTCATTATATGGAACCACTGCACAATTTTCACTAGTTAAATAAGCCTGTCTGCATTCTAGCAGACATGAAGAAAGATTATCCCGTTTATCCCACGCCTTACATTTCTTACATTCCTGTTTCATTTCAATTTACCTCCATATGTTGTTTCTCTCCAAACTCTCATTTTATGTTTGAATTTCCATCCGCGCTTATCTGCACGTTTTGACCTGCGCACATAAGCCATATATCCCTTTCCTTTATTAAATTTTCCTTTCCCATAAGAATAAGAAAAACCATCACAATTTATCATTCTGACACCAATCCTTTTTTTCTCTTCGATTGTTTTTCTCATTTTACTACCTCCATATACTATTATAATATAAAAAAATATTTTTGTCAACTATTTTATGAAAAAATTTTGAAAAATATATAATTTATGGATACTACATATTATTACAATGAAACGATAAAAAAATATATAAAAATATTTGGAGCGCTTTTTTCCAACTGGAAAATAAAACATGGAACAAATGAAATAAGAGTTCCGATTGTGTACGGGAATAAATCAAAAATCTACCAGGAACATAAACAAAATACAAGTAACGAAAGACCGGGTGAAATACTTTTACCTGTTATGTCATATAGATTAAATGGAATTGAATCGGATATTGAAAGAAGAACGCAGCCCGTAAATATTTATGACAATTCAACAATCAATAATATAGATTACATAAAATCACCAAAACCAATCAATTTAAATTTTGACCTCTACATCTGGACAAAATATGAAAACGATATGTATCAATTATTAGAACAACTAATAGTTAATTTTTCACCAAAAAAAATCGTAAGCATAAATATTTTTCCAGATATGAATTTTCGCTGGGATATGTTAATGACGCTGAACGACAATACCGATGAAACGGAAAATTACGAATATGGGGAGGAGAACACTTTAAAAGAAATGAAATGGAGATTATCGTTCACGGTAAAGGGATATTTATTTTCAAATACTTTTAAAGAAAATCTAATAAAAATGGTTACAACAAATTACAAAGGTTATGATGATGATAATGGGGAAATCGATTCGGAAAAAATAATTCAAGAAGAAATATATGAAGTCAATCCGTTCAGTTCATTAGAGATTGATGATTATAATATCAAATTAACAAAAACAATAAACGATAAAACATATATAACATTTATAGAAAAATAATATTAAATGCTAAATGTTAATAGATAAAAAACTAAACATAGAAAACTCAGAAAATACCGAATTATTACCGGTAATTGAAACATTTTCAGGCATTCAAAATGAAAATCATATAGAAATTGTAAACATAAACAATTTATCCATAGAACCGGTAAACAATAATAATAAAAATTTACCAGAAAAACTACATAATGATTTTAATAATACCAACAAAACATTAAAAGAGTGTATAGAGATAAACCTAACCGCATTGAGATTGATATCACAATCTTTAAGCAATACGCCATATGAACCAAGAATAGGGGAAGTACTGGCCAGACTATTAGAATCGATGACGGATCTTAATCAGCAGTACATGAATAGTTATAAACAATTTACCGAAATATTTAAAAATATAGAAAATATTCAAAATGGGAATAATGACAATACCAATACACCTATAAATATTCAAAATGCCGCGATATTTACCGGAACATTAAAAGATTTAATAAATAAAATTCCCGAAAATCCAATATAGATAAAAAATGTCAGGGGGCCAAAAAATGGCCCCCTGACTATGGAGGTGTTAAAACAAATAAAAAATAATGATTACTAATAATATTATAACTTATTTTTTCAAATTTCAACATCTTTTTCATTTTTATTAAAATATTTTAATAAATTCTTCATGAAATTTGTATAATACATTCTCATAGTATTTAATTGTATTATTGTATCCATCATGTCTTTAATTTTCATATCTTCAAAATAAGAAAACTCATCCATACTAATATTTAATAAATTTTTATTTTCATTTAAAACTTCTATAAATTCTTCTATTGTAAACTTTATATCTCTTTCTTTTGTTCCCGGATAAATCACAAAACTATCATTTCCGGTCGCGGGATGAAATTGATATCTGAACTTATAAATAGAATAACAATCTTTACAAAAATAAATTTTTAATGTCTCATTTTCACATTCATAAATTTTTTTCAATTCGATTTTATTATAATGTTCACAAAACATCATTCCTCTTCTTTTTTATTTTCTTCTTCATCTTCTTTATCAATCAATGAATCTTCTTCTTTATCCTGACTTTTTTCTTTTTGATTCTGATTTCCAAAATTAGAAAATTTTTCTTCTTCATTACTCATTGTATCATATAATTTCTTATTTTTTTTAAAATCTTTCTGTTTTTCTTTCCATTCATCCTCAGAAAATTTCAATATTTGATAAGCTATTTCATCATTTGTATAGAATCTTCCAATATAAGGTTCAATCATTTGCAAATTTGTTATTCTGCTATTCATAATCGCACTTTCTTTCATTTCTTCATATAAATTATCATTGTTATAAGTAAACTCTATATTATTTTTTATCTTGTCAAAATCACTATTACTTAATACTTTTGTCCATGTCAGTTCTCTTCTTAAAATTTCTATAAACAACTGCGAAAATTGTTTTCGGATTCCTTTTATCATTTTATGAAATGTGATTTCATCCCTTTCAATTTCTGTTGTAGTGCTGTACATACCTTTTTCTCTATCCCGTTCCAGATTTCTCCTCGATTGCGGAATTTTCAATGCGTCATAAAAAGCATCTTTAAAATAATATAAATCATCAAGTTCTTTTAATCCCTGCCCCCCTTCAATAACACTTAATTTTGTACCCTTCCCCTGAGAATTTTCAGCAAACCAGAAATCTTCTACCATTGAATGTATATTCTTATACGTATCAACTTCGCCCGTCTCAACGTTATAAACCAATTTATTCTTAAATTTATTTATAAGTTTCTGCATATACTCTTCCGATGACTTTTTATTCAACATGCCTGTATTCACAGTAAACACCCTTCTGTCGGATGCTCTAATTAATCGATATATCACAATAGAATCTTCAATATTTGTTAAACGGTTCATGGGTTTAAACGCTTTATGAAGATATGAGAGTTCAACGGGATTGACACCATCCAATCTATCAAATTTCCCACTGCCACAATACGCAACAAAATCAGGATGCGTATCGACGTTCTTATTCATATCTCTATTAAAAACATTATAAAAATACCGATATTTATTTGGGTCCTGTGCCATTTCCCGGTGTGGAAATACATCCATAGCATCAATATAAACTAATTTTTTAATACCTTTTGCGGGTCTCTCTTTTTCTATTACTACATTATAATGTATTCTACCGTCAACATACCATTTTCTACATATATCACGAGAATCTTTACTGAAATTTAATAAAAATAATATCTTATCAAAAGATGCAATTATTTTATCTTTTACCCCTTCGGGTAATTCACATTTTTTTAACTCGATATTTATCACATCCCCCCCTTCATCGGGAATTATCATTTCATCTATAATGATATCAATTGCCTCATCAACCGTATCAATCATTTCCATTCTTCTATATCTTTGTATTAGCGATTTAATTATCTCTTCCTGGTTTCCATCTTTTCTGCTAATACCATAACTACCCATAGAGGTATGATAATACCCGATCGGTAAATCATCAACAATCTGTGTTGTATCCGGTTCTATAATATTTTTTATATTTGGTTCAACTTCTTTTTTTGAATCTAATTTCTCATGTGAAAAAAATCCAAACCTTTCAAATAATTGCTTAAACATTTTTATCACCTATATTATTTATATTTATTTCCTTTTTCTCTTATATCTTTTTCTTATTTTTTTAATTCTTTTTTTTATTTTTTTACCTGTACCGGTTTTAGATTTATAATCTTTACTTTGCGGTTTTTTCTTTTTTCTCTTTTTCTTTTCAATTTCAGCTTTACCGTAAGCACCTTTTATTTGTTTTTTTGTAATCCTGTAAATCTTTGCAGCAGTAATGTTTATCCATTGTGCACCTTCACCGGAAATTATATTCATCCATTCCGTATAAGGGATTTCGGCTAGATGCCCCCTTATTCTTTTTCGTATATATTTCCTTATAATAGCCATACCTTCTTTGTACCAGAAATCCCTGGCCGCTTTAATTTCTCCATACGGAACATGAGCCGGTTTTCCTTTTTTTAATAAACTATAATTTCTAACAAGAATTTTTTGAACAAAATATTTCCTGGTACGCGGTGGTAAATAATGTAATGACAACCCTAATAAATATTTTCTATCCTTTGCAATAATCAAAGATAAAGGATAAGCGTCCCAATACTCTGCGACTTTCGCACGAGGATAGTTAAAAATATAAATATGCCCAATTTGCGGTTGATTTATATCGCTTTTACGTCTTACACGTTTTCGCTCATACCTTTTTATAAATTCCTGTTGTTTTTTATTAAATTGGGCACGATTCATTCTAATATATATAAAGAATATATATTAAATGGAGAATAATATGAATTTCAAAAACATCATAAAAAGTATTTTAAATGAAGAAAATATAAAAATTCCATTTGATACATCAAAAATAGAATCCGAATACAAAGAATTTCCCATTATTAAAAATTGGAAAATGAAAAAAGATAATACTCTGTATGGAAAAGACCAATTCGGAAGAAAATGGTTAAATCACAAAAATATGAAATTCGCACTTTATCCCACTCCCCGGTCAAGTCCAATCTAGGGAAAATCTATAAAGGAGATATGGAAAAAAGAACTAATACAAAATGCGTATGAAACAGGTATTATAAAATTTCCAGAAATGGATAAATACGAAAAAATGAATTGGTAAAATATGGATTTACAACTTAATAACCAGGAAACTACATCTTTCATATTTGATATTATTCTTATAGCGGATATAAAATATAAACTGACAGAGGTTAATATCCCTGGAATCTCAATTGGAACAATAGAAGAATTTCCTTCATTTGCTGAAAACAGAATACCCTTTCCCGGTGATACTATCGATTATGACGATTTAGTCATCACCTTCATCGTAGATAAGGATATGAATAATTATTATTATATTTTTAACTGGATGAAAGGGTTAATACAAAATACAAGAATCGAAGAAATAGATACAGTAAATACGGACCCGGTTGTTCAAAATTTAATCGAAAAAGAATACAGCGATGCGTTATTACTTATTTATACGGGGGATAATTTAAGCAGAAAAATAAGATACAAAAATATTTTCCCATACCAATTAAGTGAAATAGCATTCACTTCAACAGAAGAATTTAGGTTTTCTACATGCACCGCGTCGTTTAAATATGAAAACTTTGATTTTATGGATTAAAAATGGCCGATTATTTTAGACGAATTACAAGTACAACCGATTTGATAAATTACACATTACGTTCCCTGGGTGGCGGAACTCTAATTATTAATGCAACAGAAGACCAGATAAACGATAGGTTATTCGATTCCCTTGAATATTTCGCAAAATATCATAAAGATGGATTTGAATCTACTTATGAGGTAATAGAACTGGAAAATGGTGTTTCTGAATACACATTAGACGAAAAAATTACAAATGTAATATTTGTAATTAAAAAAACAGATTTCAATTATTTAGATGACCCTACAATGAATTTCAATTTTCAATTGTATGAAGACCGACTGGTAACGGGTCAACTGGATTTAATAGGCTGGCAACTCGTACAGGAAAAATTGCAACTATTGGAAGTTACTTTGAAATCAAAGGATATGTTTGATTTTAACTTCTCAAAACATTCTATTAAATTCCATCATATTGAAACCGGAGAGACTGTTAAAATATTGTCAGTATATAAAATTATAGACTATGAGACTTATACAACTATTCTAAATAATGAGTGGTTAAGAGATTATTTTCGGGCATTATTAAGAATACAATGGGGTGAAAATATTACAAAATATACCAATGTTGCCATGCCCGGCGGAGCTACATTAAATGGAGAGGCCATATTGCAGAGAGGATTAGAAGATAAAGAAAAATTAGAACAAAAATTAAAAGATGAATTTGAAGAACCAATAGATTTTTTTATGGCGTGATATAATAGATAATAGGAGAATTGAATGAAATTTAAACAGATATTTGAAAAAAATATAGAAATGGATAGTGAAAAATTAATTGATAAAAAATTAATTGAATTATATGCAATAAAAATATTTGCACAAAAATGGAAAGCCCCATTAAAAACACGAGATCGTCTTAATGATAATTTTGAAAAATATTTTAATAAACTAAGAGATAAAAATAAGAATTTTACCTTCACTACAATGGAACAACAAATGAGTTTTTGGGATACATTGGAACAAAAAGCTAAACAGTGGTGGGATAAACAAGTAATTAAAGGTCCAGGTAAACATTGGTAAAATTATTTATATTCCCAAAACCCTTTTTATCTCATCACTTTTATTTATCTTTCCACTTTCATAAGATTCATCAATCTCTTTTTCTAATAATTCTTCAAATGCAGCTACTATTACTTTTAATACATCCCCTAAGTCATATTCTTCTTTAATTGGTATTCCAAATTACATTTTACTTGGATATTCATTACGTTCAAAAAATATCTTACTGTAATTTCCACATACAGTTTTTCCATGAAAATCAATTTTTCTCATTAACTTTACAAGTTGTTCTTTTGATATTATTAAATATTCGTCATTCATCATTCACCTTCTTTTTCATATTTTTTCTTTAATTTTTCATATAATTTTTTTTCTCTACTTTCTTTTACTTTTCGTTTAATATTTTTTTCCTCTCTTAATTTATTTTTATGGTATTTGATCCACTCGTTTTTTCTTATTTTCCATTTTTTAATTGTTTCAACCCGATTATCAATTTCCTCATAAGTCAAAATCAATCTATCTCCTGGAAGAGCTGGGTAATTATTAAAACTTTCAAATGGGCCGCTATATTGTTCCCAATAATCCCATTCATTACAACAGGCACAATATTCAAATTTAACAACAACATACGATTTCATTTCAACCATTTGAATATTAAACCTATTAGATGGATCATACCCCAAATCACCAAAATCAAATATATCAATCCATTTTTCAGCTAATTCTTTAATTATTTTTTGTATCTCTTCTTTAATAATTTTGTCACACTCCTTCATTTTCTTCTCCTGTTTTATTAATAATAATTATTTATTTTTTATAAAATGAAAAGCTTCAATTTCTCTTAAATTGGTCTTATAAGACGAAAATTTAGAAAAAAGTTCATATACAAAATAAGCCGTTTGAACCCGGATATTAAATAAACGGCATTTTCTTCCAGGAAAAAACGGTTCATATGATACTCCCAAAAACTGTAAATTTTGTATCATATGAATAGTTTCATGCCCGTATACGTATTCCTTCATACCTTCGGCTACAGTGGGGTAAATACCGATACACCAACCAATGTTATCATTAAGTTGTTTTTTCGCTTTAAAAGAAATTATACCATTTTTAAAAACAATCTTATTAGCATACTTAAATGATAAAATTAATGATATCATATCTTTAGGTGAAATATCAAAATTAATCCTTTTAAATGACGTATATATATTCATCCTGATAAATCCAAATGAATACCCTATACGTGATAAAGGATGATTCCCGGTCGCAGCATTTTCAGCTATAGAAGCCGACATGTTAGCCAATAAAACACCGGGAAAAATTTTCCCATTTGCTATTAATTTCTTTGATCGATAAAACCCATAACCGCTCATCCCACCATAAAAAAGCATTTTGATGACATCTTTAGGGGATTTTACTTTCCCCTCGATTAATCCTCTTGCCAATGTCGCAATGGCAGTTCCCCCTATATTCCCTATTTTTATCTGTGTAGAATTGGCTGCATAAACACTTACAGATAAAAATATTAACAAAACAACCGTAATTAATTTTTTAATTTTCATGTTCCCCCCCCCCCCTTTTTTTTTTAAAATTTATATTATTTCTCATCCATTTTTAATATTTCACGGTCATTCACAACAAATGACAATACTATTATAATATAAAAAAATACTTTTGTCAACAATAAAATGAAAATCTTCAAAAATAATCAAAAATTTATTTCTTTAGGATAGTTTATCCGTAAATTAACATATCACTAACGCACACATTATCAATATATACCTCATTTGAGGGGACCATGAATAAGAAATTTTCAAGCTGAAACATATCCAGTAGTGAATTATATCCTATGATTCTCGTTTTGATTTCTTTTCCATCTGTTTTCCAGATAACACAACATCCAATGAATTTTTCTTCATTTTCAGGAAACGAAAAAAGAAAAATATTTTTTTCTAATAAGAGTTCCCGTAAATTCTTATCCATTGCTATTACCGCTTCTTTTATTTTCGTTATCACACTCCCCGTATAATTCTTATAAACATCAACTTTTAAAACCGTCACATCCAATTTATTGGTGATTTCTAATAAAATTGGATTTTTTTCAATAGTATACCCAAATGTGATTGTTCTTACATTCGCAATACTATCGATCTTAAATTTGATTTTTTCCGGCGTGATAGCTATCTCATTGTCCATTTAAAAACCCCACATTTTAATATTATTTATTAATTATATATTTTTTTGAGTATTAAACATTTACTGAATTTAAATAACAATTTTTACAAAAATTTTCTATTATATTTTCGACTTTAATTTCCATGTTTTGTGCATTTTTCATTTTAAGCCCCCATATATCATTATAATATAAATAAAAATAATTTGAAATTTTTAATCTTCTTTTATTTTTATTTCTCTCTCTTCACATAAAGCTTTAATTATTTCACCAATCGTCATTTTTGGTTTTCCGGGTTTCCATAATTCTCTCTTCTCTTTAAACATCAAATCACGTTCCATATTTTTATAGGGACAAGGGCCACCAGACGCCCATGAATTCATTTCCTCTTCACCAATCAATTGCGCATCCCATCTCATACATTCCAGTGTCAGTTCATCTGACAAACTATCCCAATTCACTCTCAACAAATTTAACTTTGAGAATTTTGCACCTTGCAAATTAGCACCTTGCAAATTCACACCGTATAAATTTGCATCAAATAAATTCGCACCTTGC